GGATATTTATTTCGTCTTCGCATTCTTTATCACACGACGAAACGCCTCCCAATTAGGGGAAGGTAAAAAAGAATGCGAAGAAAAACACTTTATTGAGAATCACTACGGTTTACCTATTTTAAAACTCACGGTTTCTAAAAAATGAACACAGCTAAATTAACCGCCAGTCTGAATTGATGTCAATTAAAAACGCGCCCGAAGGTGCGTTGGAGATACTACAGAAATAGGGCTATTTCTGTAGTATCAGTGGGTTATGTTTCTTTAACTACCCCTAACAAACTCTAAATAACTTCAACCGATGGACGATTTATGGACAAGGGATACGCCTCTCAACGGATTTAGTGTGATAGCGTCTTGCAAAAAATCTGGTGCAAAATGAGCATAGTTCATCGTTTGCTGAATATTTGAGTGTCCAAGTATTCGTTGAAGTGTAATTATGTTCCCGCCATTCATCATGAAATGGGTTGCAAATGTATGCCGTAATGCATGTGACGCTTGCCCTTTTGGTAAGTCAGGTTTTAATTCTTTCAATAGTGAACGGAACTCATTGTAATCGGCGTTGAAGAGCTGGCCGGATTTCTTTGTTTTGATGATATTTAACATTTCATCAGATATCGGGATTGAGCGTTTTTTCCCGTTCTTTGTTTCAACAAAAGTAACCTTATTTCCAACTATGTGCTCACCACGAAGATTCTTAGCTTCCCCCCATCTTGCACCGGTACTTAGGCAAAGCAGCGCTATTCTGCGTTGATCTCCTGTAGCTTTTGAAAGCAAATCACCGATTTCATCCTCAGATAAAAATGACATTTCGCTATTTTTTAACCTTAGCTTCGATACCGCACAGATCGGATTTTCACTATGAAATTCTTCCGCTTCAATTAATGTACTGAACATACCGGAAAGTACGGAGAGATCACGATTCACCGTTGCAGGCGACAAGCCAAAACTCAGGCGTTGCGAACGATACTCCATGAGAAACTTACGTGTAATCATGTAGATTCGCGGATTACTCATTTCTCTGTCTATTTTATACAGCCTTAACTTTTCCTTTTCGCCATGCTTCGTATTTTGGCCTTGATACTTCCACCATAATTCGATTAGCTCAGAAAGAACTCTTTTATCTGCTGGCTTATCAACCCATTCTTTATTATGAAAATTTACCAAGATATAGCGCTCAAACGTTTGAGCCTCGGCCTTTTTATCAAACTTACGCCGGATACGTTTTCCTTCCGAACCCTGCGGCCTCACGTCCACTTCGTACCGACCATCAGTGAGCTTCTTAATTGACATAAGATAACCCTCCGATGAATACTTCATCTTGAAACATTATTTCGAAAATATAGGTTTTATAGAGACTTAACCAATCTCTTTCCCTGATTGGGTGGAGATTATTCCGTGCGGCCCATCAGGGGAGAGGGCCGGCGCTATCTGTCCGGCCTCGGGGTTTATCTCATCAAACATGAACCAATCCCGGTACTTTCTAAATCTGGAGTGCTTAAACAGTTTTTTACCAGCTTCCAAAGATACTTTAGCTTTACCTGACTCGTAGCCTGCGTAAGTCGTATAATTAATTCCTATTAAATCAGACATTTCCCGCATATTTAATCGTTCAGATTGACGAATCGCCTTTAACTTTTCATTGTCATGTATTGACATAAATTACGTACTCACGTAGATTCTATCTATATTGATAACTCGCGGTGCTCCTAGCGCCTCTAACGAACCCCAAGAAGCTTTCGCGAGAACGAGTGGAGAGAATAGCAAATGAAACAAGTATCAGAAACCTCATCGGTATTGGTATCGGTAGAGTTTTTCGCTAACTACATCGGTAAAACGCCAAAAGCAATCCGTCAAATGGTTGGTGCTGGGAAACTTCCGGTGATTCGGCTAAAGAACCCGCAGAATTTAGATGGTGAGGGAGAAGTTTTGATCCATCGTGGCGAGTGGGATGATTACGCTAACCAACTTGCTCGCGCAGCGGCACCGGAGTGGCACGCTTGGAAAGATAGATTAGTTACAACCAAGCCATCCGTATCAGCGAAACGTAAAATTGCAGGAACGAAAACACCCGCAGCCAAAGCGAATAAAAAAACAATCACTCAGCTTGGCGCGACGGCATGATTTCCCCAGCGCATTACAGCCCAACTTACGCACTGACTGTGATCAGCGATCACACCAGTGCTTACCGTAGGCGCTGGAATGCATCTACACGCTGCATGAAATGAGGAGCGCACAATGAAAAAGTCACTAATTCTACAGCTCACTAATATCGTGCTGCAAAACCATAAATTTGCCAGCGATGCATTGTGGGCAAGTTTCCCCGGTGCTCTCAGCTCCCTGCCAGCTCTTCATCGGAAATTAGTCGTTCAGAAATACAGTGTCATTACCGAAAATACCATTGCAAATCTGGACATGCTGACAACCTTGGCAGTAAACACTGGTGAGGGTGACGAAACAGTTTACACGATGCTGGATAACGCCATCCGCGACCTTAAAGCCTTTCCCCAAAATTAGATTTGCGAAAGGGTTTTACCTTTATTAATGAGGTTAAAGAAATATGACTGCTAATCAATGCCCGTCAATGGCTGCAATTTTAAAGAACGGCCAGCAAGTAACACACCGCTACCACCTGCGCGGCTGGATTGAAACGCCAGACGGTCGCCACTTTCAACCTAAAGCTACCGAAGTGAAATTTATAAAAGGTTGCCGGTTCCCATTTATGGCCAAACCTCGCAGTAAACCACGTTGGTGGGCGCGGTTAATGGGAATATTCGCTTAGGTTGCGAGGGATATATGGGGGCTATTGGAACTAACCAAAATAACAGGAAATTGTCTTTTCGTGATTTTACTGTTGAATGGCGCATGAATGCCAATATTACCCGCAATAATGCGTGTCGCCATTTTAATGCAAATCCGCAAGATGAGCAGACAGGCAATGCAAGTAGAGAGGTTATTCTATTTTGTGCTAATAGAGTCGCGGAAATGAAAAGTATTAAGCGACCATTTAAAAATAGTGACTCAGTTCGCCGCTTTGAAAGTTTTACCGAAGATGAACGAGAGTTAATTATAGAATCACTTAACTTTTTAGTTAGATTAACAAAACCATTCCCTAATTATTTTTCGCTGGCCGAAAGAGTAATTAATCTCTAAATAATAATTTCATTTCCTTGGCGCATTTATCGTGCCGGGCATTCTATTATCTAAAATAAGGTGATGTGATATGGAAAAGCAGAAAGAAACTACCGATATCCCAGCAATTATATATTTACGAAATTTTATTAATGGATGTCCGGGGCGTAGCCTTACTTCGGCCATGAGAGGTAAGGCGCTTGCAGACCTCACTTATCTGGAATGTACGTTAAATAAACAATCAACTTCTATAGATGCCTTAAAAGAACAGACCGAAATAGCTTCCGGTGCTGTAATGAAAGTATCGGGCTATCTGGACTCGATAGTAACAGCTATTGAAGCGACAACCCACGGCAAGAATTGCACCACCAGTTATGCACACAAGACTGTGAGCAATGTTATTTCAGCCATAAATAAAATTGAGTCAGCCTACAGAGAAGTACTAGACATGCAAGGAACACCTCAGGAAGTATCACCCTCACTTACTGTGTCACCAGCGCTTCATGAATTAAAAATAATTCCGGAGTATTTCGACGCCGTATTTACCGGGTGTAAAAAAGCTGAATTTCGACTAAATGACCGTAATTTTTCTGTTGGCGATTATTTAATTTTAAATGAATGGGAATTAAATTCCGGATATTCAGGGCGAAGAATTGTAGTTGAAGTTTCGGACATTACTCCATGTGATTTCGCCATACCCAACTACGTCATGCTTTCATTTGAGGGGGTTGATTCTATAGCTCATCGCCTTGGTGGTTTTGATGGAGGTGTCCCATTTTGAATACTAATAATTCGCTTCCTCCTTTGATCTGTTCTTTCTTCCGACTCATTAACAAGACCGGAAGGTTATGCCGCAAATTAATTGCAAAGCGCCGAGCCAAAAAATGGTTAAAAGATAACAGCCTTATTCTGGATACAGAAACAACGGGCCTTGGTAATGATGCTGAAATAATTGAAATCAGTATCATTGATTGTACTGGAAAGATATTACTGGATACGCTTGTTAAGCCATTAAAAACCATTCCCGCAGAGGTAACCGCCATTCATGGAATTACTAATGAAATGGTGGCTGATGCACCAACGTGGCGAGATATTCATTATCAATTCATGATGCTGACGAATGACCGTACTCTGCTTATTTACAACGCACTATTTGACACTCGTTTAATTTTTCAAACAGCGGCTGCTAATAATTGCCCGGTGCCAGAGAAAAAATATATTTTTGATGCCGAGTGCGTTATGGAAAGTTACGCCAAATATTACGGCCAGTGGGATCAGAAGCGGAATAAGTTTAAATGGCAACGGTTGAGTAATGCAGCCGAGCAGCAAGGCGTTGTTATTGATGGTGTCGCGCACCGTGCGCTTGCCGATTGTAAAACAACGCTAGGTGTTATCCGCGCTATGGCGGGGGTGAAGTCATGAAACGCATTTTCTCCCCGCTGAAATGGGCCGGTTCCAAAGGCCGTATTATGCCAACCTTGCGCCAACATCTGCCCGCTGGAAAGCGTCTGGTCGAGCCGTTCGCCGGTTCCTGTTCCGTCATGCTGAATACTGACTATGACGAGTATCTCATTGCTGATATTAACGGCGATTTAATTAATTTCTATCAGCAATTACAGTGGGATTGCGAGAGCATCATTGTTCTTGCAAAAGAGCTTTTCAAATTTGATAACAGTGAAGCGAATTATTATTTGAATCGTCAACATTTCAATGAACGCGAGTTAAGTGACGAGTACCGCGCCGCAATGTTTTTATATTTAAACCGTCATTGTCATTGTGGTATTTGCCGTTATAACCAAAAGGGTGAATTCAACGTTTCCTACGGAAGATATAAAGCGCCCTATTTCCCCGAAGCTGAGATCCGTTATTTCGCTGAGAAATCCCAAAAGGCCACGTTTGTATGCTGTGACTTTTTCGAAGCGCTAACCATGACTGTGCCGGGCGACGTGGTTTATTGCGATCCTCCTTACATTCCAACATCCGCTACCGCAGATTTCACCAGTTACCACACAGGCGGTTTTAGTTCTAATGAGCAATTTTGGCTATCGGAAATACTCACGATCATAGCGGATCAAGGTTGCCACGTTATTGCATCGAACAGCGATACCCCACACGGCCGCTATCTTTACGAAAGTTTTGATATTCACAGCATTACCGCCCCCCGCTCTGCCAGTTGTAAAGCTGATGGTCGTAAGGCGGTAGGTGAAATTATTGCAACCATGTTACCGCGCCATTGGATTGGTTTCGATCCCGCCGGCGGGCCAGATTCAACTGTTATTTATGAAGTGACAACTCCCACACCACTATGGATGGGGTTTGATCCTTGTGATGTTTCTGAATGAGCAAGTACTCAAATGGCCGCATAGCACCAGCACCGCCGTTACCTTATCCAGGGAGCGGCGCGTCGTCGTCTGAGTGGGCTTATTGGTGGAATGCCCAGCGCATTCCCGCCATTGGTACACCTGTCTATTTAGATAATCAGAGTCAGAAAGAAACTGAGGAACAAATAGCCGCACTGGTTAGTGCGCAAAATCTGTTATCAAAACAGCCTAAAATCGTGCAGCGTGGGATCAGGTATCACCTGAATAAACTGGAACAAACACAAGGAATTCAGCGAGCTAATACGCACTTAACAAAAAACTTTGTCGAGCGCGTACTGCCACGCCTGAATAGGGTTAATGGCCAATATTTAATATCCCCCGACGCTAACGATACCGCGCCTTTCGCATACCGTTTCAATCAGTTGCCCGATTATGGCCGTGCTGACATTGAGGTATTGGCGAAAGATATCGCCTTGTTATTCAAGCGCGAACTCGGAATTGTTGATGATGAAGTTAACGGCAAGTCAGAGTTAATTATTGCTTTAGCTCTCTATGTCCGCGCGTCTGCACTCACCCGTGCTTTTCGCCAGTCGGTGCCGGGCTGGGATGCTTATCAAGCTGATCGCGATAATCTAACCATCAACCAAGTCGCTTCTTTTATCGCCAAAATGCAATCAGAAAATTGGTGGACTCGCTGCCTACGTCGCCACAGTGATAAGTGGAAAGAGCATTTGCATATTGCGCTGGGCAATGTCAGCAAAAAAGCCTCGCCCTATTCCAGTATTGGAACCGTGAGTGATTGGCGGGAGCAGAAGCGCCGCACGCGCGAGTTTCTCAAATCAATGGAGTTAGAGGACGAAAAAGGCAACCGCATTTCTCTGATCGATAAGTACGATCATAGCGTGGCTAATCCGGCCATTCGTCGCTGTGAACTGATGGCCCGTATTCGTGGGTTTGAGGATATTTGCACTGAGCTGGGCTACGTTGGTGAATTCTATACGCTGACCGCCCCGTCTAAATACCATGCCACCAATAAGCACGGACACCGTAACCGCAAATGGTGCGGCGCTGATCCGGCAAGAACGCAGCGTTATTTGCGCGGGGTGTGGAGTCGGGTCAGGGCTAAATTGCATCGGGAAGATATTCGCGTGTTCGGTATTCGTGTTGCCGAGCCGCACCATGACGGTACTCCACACTGGCATATGCTGCTGTTTATGCTGCCTGAGTCCGTCGATCAGGCCCGTAAGATATTGCGCGATTACGCCAGTGAAGAGGATGAAGAGGAGCTTTACAGCGCAAGGGCTAGAAAGGCCCGTTTCCATGCTGAAGCCATTGATCCGGAGAAAGGCAGCGCAACGGGCTACATCGCTAAATACATTTCGAAAAATATCGACGGTTTCGCGCTGGACGGTGAAACCGACGATGAAACCGATAAGCTACTGAAAGAAGTGGCCCCCGCTGTATCTGCATGGGCCAGCCGCTGGCGTATCCGTCAGTTCCAGTTTATCGGCGGCGCACCGGTTACCGTTTATCGTGAGCTGCGCAAGATGTCAGACCATGAAACCGCCATGGGGGTGAGTGTGGAGTTTGCCGCCGTTCATGATGCTGCCGATTGTGGCCGCTGGGCTGAGTACGTTAACGCTCAGGGTGGGCCATTTGTTAAGCGCGAGAATTTAATCGCCCGTACCTATTACGAAACATCAGAAACAACCAATGAATATTTTGAAGATGTGATCCGCATTCGGGGCGTGTTCTCGCCACCGGTGGGCATCGACACGCCCATAATCACCCGCACCACCGAGTGGAAGATTGTCAAAGCCCGCGCCCTTGACCTGTCCGTTGATTTGGCCGTTGACCTTAAGGGCGCGTCTGCGCCCTCTCGGAGTTCTGTCAATAACTGTACGGGGGTTCAAAAAACAGTCAGCCCTCCGGTGGTCATTGAGCCGCCTCCACCGCCGGAAAATATCTGTTTTGAGGCGTTAACCGTTAAAGAACGGCGGCAAATGCTTAAGCGAATACGCAGCGAACCGGTTAAACCGCGTCAGGAACCGAAAAAACCACGCCCACCCACCCAGGGCGAAATCATGCTGGCCGCTAAACCGAGTGAGAAAGAACAAAAAATCAAAGATTTTGCCGCGTCGATAGGCATCTATCTGAATGACAACATTCTGAAATCAATGGCAAAAGGCGCGTCGGTGTTGGTTGGAGATATCACGTATCGGGCGGGTATTGATGGTGCTCTGTATCAGGTAAACAGTAAAGAGGTTACAGCGGAGAGCATAATGGCTAGAGTTGAACGCCTGCGCCAGCAACAAGTGCCGCAAGTTATCAGGTTGATTGGCGATCATTATCGCCAGCAGAAAGCGGCAGAGGTGGAAGATTATAGTGACAGGCCGGTATGGTTTGGGCCAGTGGCCGGGTAATTCTGTATTGTTCGCATAAAAAGCCCACTTACGTGGGCTTTTTTTAATGACCTTGAAGTAATTCCAACGCCATTTGTTTATCTTCAGGTTTAATTAATCCCAGTAAGGTTTTAACTAACCATTTACCTGCCATAGCGCTGGGGCTGATTGTGTGGGAAAACGTGAGGTTCATAACAAAGGTATGGCCACACTCAACGTTACTACAGGCGCAATATAAATCGGAGATTTCAGGGTGCTTTCTTGCGCTCTTACGGATAATGGCCGGTGAACCGCAGTCTTTGCACTGAATTTTCATAACGCGCATGTTTCTGGCTCCAAAAGTGGCGAACTTCTGGAATTTTACCGTGTTTCTGCTCATGACGCACCCGATTGTGTATCTTCAATGTCGAATTTAATGTGTAAATGCGCCGGGATCTGTGGGTCGCTGTTGATAGCGTCCATAATCATGCGTTGCAGCGGAATAACTTCATCTTTGCGGTAGGTTGCCCGCGCCTTTTCCGGGTCACCCAATCCCGCGCTATTGCTGGGAATAATGCCCGCCAGCCCTGCCGGGTAACGGTGAGCGGTCAAAATATCCTGCGCACTGATATTCTTGATATTGGCGAATTCATCTTTGGCGCTGATATCGCCAATCGGAATAAATTTAATCCCTTCCGGGTCGCCTTTCGGAATGTTGACAAACAAGGTGCTGAAATTGCCGATCCCCTTGCTCTGTTCCAGACTTTTTATAATCTCGTCTTCCACTTCGGTGCTGAGATTTGGGTCATTGGTGTAGATAATCCCGCCCGTATGCGCCCCGTTGTGATAGTAGCGGCGGCGAAAAATGGTGGCCTCGGAGTTGAGCAAGGCGGCATGAATCCCGCCGATATAATCCGGCAGGCCATACACCTGCTGTTGCGGGTCATACTGTTTGAGGTAAACCACATCTTCCTGGCCATAAACCAGCGGCTCCCCTTTCTGTAAAATCACAATGCTGTCATCTTTACGCACCCGCAAATAAAGCGAGGGCAGCGGAGCCAGTGCCACCACGTCACCCCAGCCGTTACGCACCTTGGCAATAGCCACATCACCAAAGGTCAGATAATCGAACACCCCGGCTTTTAGTTCCTCATGGGTCAGGCCGCCACCGACATAGTCAGCGGCCACCATATTGCGCCGGGCATAGAGAACGCCGCCGTGCTGGCCATTGAGATTAACCAGTTGAGCAAGGGCCAGCCGGTCAATGGGTTGGCTGTAGTGGTCAAAATCACTGTCATACCAGATGTCTTGATAATCGGTGCCGGTGGTTAAAACCGGTTCGGGTTTGCCCAAACTGATAATGCTCATGTTGCGGGCGGTATGGGGCACTGGGGCGCGGCAGTACTGTTTCTTCTTCATGCGGCTTTGCTCGTCTTCCATGTGGATTTACGTTGGTGCTCAAAGTTGAGCGGTTCATTATCTATTGCGTGGGCAATGGCGAAAAATACATCGGCGTGGCCAGTTTCTTTGGTACGGTCTGCAACAAAGGTCATGCCGCCGCCCTTGGCGGTACTGGTGCGACGGATGGCCAGAAATGACGCCGGGATCTCTTTGGCTTCGGCGTCCCATTCAAGGCGCTGGCTTTCAATCACATCCACCATTTTCATGACCAGCCGGTTCTTACTTTCCAGCCCGTAGTGGATGGCCACCGCTTGGCGCATGGCAAAGTTCTGTACCAGCTCAAATACGCCATTGCCGATCCCGGTGATATCTACGCCGATGTAGGTCATGTTGTAGCGCTGAAACAGTTCTTTTATCTGGTTGGCCTGATAGTTAAAGTTCAGCCCCTGCCAGTAGAACGTGGCCAGTACCCGAAAGCGTTCACCCTCGAACTGAGGCGGGGCAATAATGACAAAGGTTGAGGTATCACCGCTGCGGGCCGGGTCAAAGCCGCCCCACACCTCGCGGTTACCGAATGGCCGTGGCGCACTGAAATCATGGTCTTGCCACATCTCAATATCGACGCCGCATTTTTCCAGCATATGGAATTTAAATACGCTGTCGCCGCTGTCCACAAACACACACATATAGAGCATGTTAAAGGTGTCGCGGTTGTACTTATTGCGCAGACGCTCGATATCGGCCAGATTAAAGCCGCCGTCTATCGCGTCCTCTAGGGTAATGACATAGCGCCACTGGCCATCGGGGCAGAGCCGCCCGCCGTCGCGGTACTCATCGAACTCAGGGAAGGTGATTTTGCTGCGCTGTTTGTCGCCTTGCTTCCACTCTTCACCCGTCCAGAACGGATAACCCTGATGGGTCTTGGCGCTGGGTGTGGAGAAATAGGTGGTGCGCCATTTATCATGGGTGGCCATGGCACTGGCCACTTCATTTAATTTGGCGAAATTCGGTACCCACAAATATTCATCGCAATACAGGTGGCCGCTGTAGGATTGGGCGGTGTTCTTGTTGGTAGACAGGAAACGCAGCTCCGCGCCGTTACTGAGGCGTATTGGGTTGCCGGTCAGTGTTACCCCAAAGAACTGCTGCGCGATATTAACGATATACGAGCGGAATACTTCGGCCTGCGCACGGGAGGCAGACAGGAATATTTGCGGATCGCCGCTCATAATCGCGTCTTCCAGTGCTTCAAAGGCGAAATACCACGTTGCCCCAATCTGGCGGCTTTTCAGGATATTGCGGATAGCGTGGTGTTTGTTGGCCCGCAGGTACTGCTGATAGAAAAACAGCGTTTCCCCGGCAAACAGCTCCAGTTCTTCCTGTTGAATGCCTGAAATATCATTTTTGCGGTATTTACGTTTCCCGCTGCCATTATCATCCCGCGCAGCAGCGTCTTCACCGCTGGCATAACTGCCTTGTGTCTGCGCTTTAATTGCCGCCAGTTTTTCCGCGTGTTTACTCTTCTGCGCCATTAATTTGCAGTGCTGGGCGATTAAGCTGTCTATCTCTTTTAATTCCAGCTCATTTTTATTATCGCGATTGGCCAGCACCAATATACGGCGGTTGATTGCCTCCTCAATACTTTCATGACTGAGCATATCAGCCCAATGCCATTTCTGTGCCCAATAGTAAATAATCCGCGCATTAGGCAGATTTAATTCATTGGCGATTTCTTTCGGTGTCCACCGTTGTAAGTAAAGTGAACGCGCCACACCGATAATAGTTTGAGAGTGTTTAGCCATAAACGTAATTATGCGGTGTTTATTTCGGATAAACGTTATTAATAAATCGGTCTTATTCGGCTAACGGGTTATATCCGAATCAAACCGAAATAGGGTGAGTGCGTCGATTAAAATAATCCGCAATACTGCCTATCTCGAAACAAACACAATATTTAAAAGTAGGGTTATGTCTAATTCACATTTAATGACTGGCTGGATTTGTGTTTGCGCTGAGGGGGAAACCGTTGATGGGCGTGAAATTAAACGAAAATGGCTTACTGACGCCGCAGAAACCTATAACCCGCAATTGTATACCGCATTGTTGTGGCCTGAACATTCCCGCAATTTTGGGAATATGGGGCAGGTACTGGAATTAATGAGTGAGGAAGACGGCGAGGGCATTATGCGACTTTACGCCCGCCTCTGTCCTAACCTCTCTCTTATGCAGGCCAATGTGGCCGGACAACTGATTTTCTGTTCCGCTGAGTTTACGCCTGACGGCAACTTTCGAGGAACGGGAAAAAGTTATCTGGAAGGGTTAGGGGTGACAGATGAACCCGCCAGTGTTTACACCGAAAGAATGCGTTTTAACAGCCGTAATAAAAACAAACGTTATGGCGCGCTAAAGCCATTAGTTATTGATGAAGTCACACCGATTAAAGAGGCTAGAGAAATGGCAGCAGGTAAAAATAAAAGTAAATGGCGCAGTCTGTTTAATATTCAGGACGAGGAACAGCCGGGCGAGGAAACAGCCACAGCGCCAGACGATAAGATCCAAGTATTGGCACAGGCAGTTGCCGATTTAGAAGCACGAGTGTTGTCACTGGAAAATAAAACAGATGCGACGGACACCGCAGTAGAAGAGGTTGTTGCAGATGTTGAAGTGGTAAAGGAAGTGGTGGATACCGAAGATTTTGCAAAATTGCGTAATAATCTTCCGGGTATTATTAAGAACTTTGGTAAACTGGAAAATAAAATCACTACATTGCCAAAACGTGCGCCTAATGGTGACGGTAAAAAACCGTTTAAGCACCTTATTTAATTTATACCACCTTTTAGAAAACATTTTATTTCACCGTAAAGGTGGGGGATAGCTATGCAATTAAATCAAAGGGCGCGTCAATATATTGACTCATACAGCGCTCAATTATCGCAGTCCTATAACGTCAATGATACGTCGCGTTATTTTTCACTCACCGATCCGAAAGAAACGCTGTTGCGGGATGCATTACTGGAGCGCGCCGATTTTCTGAACATGATCACCGTGGTCGATGTTGACCAGCTTCAGGGGCAAGTCGTTGCCGTAGGGAATCCGGGGATTTTTACCGGGCGTACAGAGGGGGGCCGTTTTATCCGTCCAACAGGTGTATCCGGTAACGAATATAAGCTGGTTGAAACAGACTCCGGTGCCGCACTGACGTGGGCCATGCTGTCCGTTTGGGCTAACGCCGGTGATGAAAACGAATTTTTCCAACGTATGCAGGATTTTACTAATCAGTCCTTTGCACTGGATATGTTGCGTATCGGTTTTAACGGCAAGAGTGTGGCCAAGTCTACCGATCCCACCGCGAACCCTAATGGGGAAGACGTTAACGTTGGCTGGCATGAGTTGGTGCGTAAATACAAAGAGGGCCAGCAAATCATTTCGACGCCGGTCACATTGGATGAGCAGGGCGATTACAAGTCTTTGGATGCGATGGCTTCCGACTTGATTAACACCAAAATTCCGCAGCAGTACCGTAATGACCCTCGTTTAGTGGTGCTGGTCGGGGCTGATTTGGTGGCGGCTGAGCAGTATCGGCTGTATCAAAAAGCTGATCGCCCGACAGAGAAAATTGCCGCGCAGATGCTGTCTGACTCTATCGCCGGACGCCCTGCAATGGTACCGCCGTTTATGCCGGGTAAACGAATGACGGTAACCACTCTGGCCAACTTACATATTTACACTCAACGTGGCACGCGTCAGCGCAAAGCTGAATTTGTTGAAGATCGTAAGCAGTTTGAAAATAAATATCTGCGTAATGAGGGCTATGCAGTTGAGTACCCAGAGTTGTACGCCGCTATTGATGAATCCGCCGTAACCATCGGTGAAATCAAAGAGCCAAGTGATCCGAAAGTAGGCGAGTAAGGGGGCAATCATGGCTTTATCACCGGCCCAGCGTCATACGGCCATGATTGAGGCGCAGCGTAAGCTAAACAATCATGAGGCACTGGTCGGAGTGGCCAGTATGCACCTGCAAAAGATGGCTATCGATAATGATGCTCAACGGCTGCATGGGCTGACAATGGCTGAGAAAGTGCAGTTGAAACGCTGGGAACTGCTGCCCCGCTGGTTACCCAGCGTGGAAACCTATCTGGCGGCAGGCGAAGTCTACAGCAATCCGGTATTCACCTACTGCATTGCCTGGCTGTTTGATGTTGGGGACTTTGATCTGGCGCTTGACTGGGCAGACATCGCCATAGAGCAGCGGCAGATAACGCCTTTTGGCAAGCGTCGCAGTATTTCTCACTTTGTCGCCGATAGCATGTTGGCGTGGTCTGAGGCCAGCACGGATGCGGGCCAGAGTAGTGAGCCGTATTTCTCGCGGGTATTCGACAACGTGCGTGATAACTGGCGTATTCCGGAGCAGGCCAGCGCCAAATGGTTCAAGTTTGCCGGGCTGATGCTGTTGCGTAATGACAACGGGGAGCCGTTGCCCAGTGCCATAGAGGATGTGGCCACGTTGCAACAGGCTGATGCACTACTGGCGCAGGCGAATACCTTCCATCCGGGGTGTGGTGTCAAAACACATCGGCAACGGATTGCCGCACGATTACGGATGCTAGAAAAAGAATAATAACAACTACCGAGAGCCAAAGCGGGCGCGGTGGAGGCTGCAACATTCGTTCGCAGGCCGTGGAAACCGGTCTGCCCGCTTTTTTCGGGAGCTGTATGTTTAACGGAAAAGAAATTGATTATCAGGATGTTGAGCTGACCAATGACGGATTTTGGCCAGACCTCAATTTAAGCGAGTTTCAGCGTAACCGCAGTATTCCGGCGGATATTGATGCCGATACGCAAGCCGATGCGTTGCTGGCCAGCGTGGCCGAAGTGAATTTAGACCTGCGCGTGGTGGCTGCGGGATACGTGGCCAAGGGGTACCAACAGGCCACAGCGGTGCCGGGCGTGGCGATGAACGGGCAAACGGCACTGATTAGCCAGTATAAAAAGGCCGTCTTTGCCCGTGCCAAAGCCGATTTACTGGGGGAGTATTCGACGCAGTTTAGCCGGGTACCCAATGCCGGGCAGGAAAACCCCGAAACCCGCAGCCGCCTGCTGGCAGAGGCCAGCACAGTATTGCGCAATATGAAAGGTGTGGGCCGCTGCACAGTGAGGCAGATATGAGCAAATTACACTCACTAACCGCTTTTGTGCAGGACAATTTACCGCAGCGGCTGCGTAAGCTGGAATTTAACAGCGACATGGACGCGCTGCGTTTTATTCCGGCGCAACGGGATTTAGGTCTGGAGCAGTATCAACTGGCGTTGATGCAGTTTGATGCGGTACTGAGTTGGGGCCGCTTTCCTTACCGTGACTATGACCCGCGCAACCTGTGTGCATTGCTGCTTGTCTGGATGATTGAGAATGCGCCCGACCATGGGCCGGTGCCGGAATTACCCAGTATTGATATCGATGTGATCGACGATAAAACCGCCATGGTGGTGGTGTCGATGGGGATTACGGAATCACTGAGTATCGCCAAAGATCCCGCCGGGGATATCCCCTTTATGGGGGCCAGATGGCGACTGACCGATCCGCAGTTATGGCTGGCCACTGAGGGCACAATATTTGGCGCTGATACCCGCGGCGCACCACTGGGTGAAAGCTGATTATGATTAACGGTGAGCTGAATACCACGCAGTTAACTGTGTTGCGAGAGGCACTTAAACGGCTGGAATTGCCGCCTAAAAAGCGCCAGCGGCTGTTATGGCGGCTGGCCAAGTACGGGGTGATGGTTGCCGCCAAGCGTAATGTGCGTAACCAACAATCACCGGATGGCACGCCGTGGCAGGGGCGACAGACCAACCAGCGCGGCAAGATGCTGCGCAACATGCCGAAATTGATGCATATCCGTGAAATGCCGGAGATTGAGGCCGTCCGGTTGTATTTGCAGGGTGGCCAGTATCGCAACGGTGAAAAACCGGTACCGGCGGGCGTGGTGGGGTATGGCCAGCAAAATGGCATGAACGTCACGGTTAATCGCAGCGCGGTGGCCAAGACGACTGACCCAGAGCGGAAGGCCACTATAAAACAGGCCAAACGACTGCGGGCGTTGGGGTACAAGGTCAAAAAGGGCAAGGGATGGCGTAAGCCGCCGTATAAAGAAATTGCCGGAAACATGCGTTTTGATCAGGCCGGTTTGCTGATCCGGGAGTTAAGTGGCAAGGCTGCTAAATCAACATGGACAGTGGATGTCCCGGCGCGTGAGTTTTTGGGTATGAACGATGAAGATTTTAATAAAGCCTTGGCGCGGCAGTTGCAGGCCATAGGATTTGGCACGTGATACGTGCAACACATTAAGGGGTGACGATGAGTTGGCCACAGGTAAATATTGACCAAAAAAACCAGTTACAGGGCGAAACCAAAGAGATAGAACGGGCTGTGCTGTATATCGGTACCGGCAAGGTGAACGCCGGTAAAACATTAGCGGTAAACACACAAACGGATTTTGATGTGTTGTTAGGCACGGATACCAGCACGGTAAAAAGTTGTGTCAACGCTGCGATGCTGAATGCAGGCCAGAACTGGAACGGCTTTGTGCATGTAATTGCTGAGCCTGCAAAAAATGCAGAGATTGATCCACTGGCGTGGGTATCGGCAGTCAGAGCCGCACAGTTGGTGGCCAGTGTCGAGGGTGTGGTGGTCGTGCTGCCTGCCGATAAAGCCACCATTACCGCCGCCGCCAGCCTGCGGGCTGAATTGCTGGCCAAGTTTGGCCGCTGGGTGTGGTTTGTGCTGGCTGTTGATGGTCCTCAGGTCGAAGAGGGCTGGCCGGAGTATTTAGTTCGATTGGCAGCATTACAGCAGGGCGTTGCGGCGTCATCGGTGCAACTGGTGCCACGTCTGTGGGGCAATGAGCCGGGGGTGTTGGCCGGGCGTTTATGTAGCCGTGCCGTGACCGTTGCCGACAGCCCGGCCCGTGTGGCCACTGGCCCGCTATTGGAAATGGGCAGTGATGCGCAGCCAGTGGACGGTAAAGGTGTAGCGCTGGATTTGGCCACATTACAGGCGCTGGAAACCCTGCGTTATTCGGTACCAATGTGGTACCCGGATTATGACGGTATGTACTGGGCCGATGGCCGCACGCTGGATGTCGAGGGCGGAGATTATCAGGTGATTGAGTACCTGCGTATTGTTGATAAAGCGGCCCGGCGTATTCGCTTGCAGGCGATCGCCAAGATTGCGGACCGGGCGCTGAACAGTACCCCCGGCAGCATTGCCGCGCATAAAACCTATTTTTCCAAGGTATTACGCGAAATGGCCCGCAGTACACAGATTAACGGGATCACTTTCCCCGGCGAAGTAAAACCGCCGAAAGAGGGGGATGTGGTGATTACGTGGCGCACCGCCACCAAAGTGGAGATTTATATCGTGGTTCGTCCGTATGAATGCCCGAAAAGTATCACCGTCAGTTTGATGTTGGATACCGCACTGGAGGATAGCCAATGAGTCGTATTTCTGGTCAATCGGTTGATGTGAACATGGACGGTGACCTGATCCACGTTGAAAAGATTGGGCTGACAATTTCCGATAACAGCGGCCCGGCACAGACCAACGGAGTCCCGGATGGCGACGTGAAAGGTGATGTGGGTGGCGAAGGGGATATTGAAGTCAGTACCAAAGTGTTGCAGCAACTGACCGCTAAAGCTTCCCGTTCGGGTTCGTGGCGCGGTATCCCGGCGTTTGACATCCTGTTCTACGCCAAAACCGGGGAAGAGGAGTTAAAGGTGGAAGTGTTCGGCGTGAAATTGAAATTTGATTCAGTGCTGGATGTTGACCCGAAAGGCGGGGCGGTACTGACCCACAAAATTAAGTATTTCATTACCAGCCCGGATTTTGTGCGCATTAACGGCATTCCGTATCTGGAAGAAGACGCCACGCGCAATCTGATCGGCTAGGGGGCAAGGATGCAGGAACATGAAAAAACTTTTCTCGGACTGGCCATTTTAGGTGGGCTGATTGCACTGGGAAAGGTATTGGCCAGTGATGAGCCAATCACTGTCCGGCTGTTTGTGGGCCGGGTGATATTGGGATCAGCCACCTCGGTGGCAGCGGCGGCAGTATTGGTTTGGGTGCCGGGGATTTCTCCGCTGGCGGTAACCGGGTTAGGGGCTGCGGCAGGTATTGCCGGGCATCAGGCGGTTGAGCTGTGGTTACGTCGCCGGGGGAGCAGTTTATTAAAGGGAAAGAAACCATGACATTAAGTGAGAAGCAGCAGTTATTTACCCAACTGATTGCGCAGTTGATTAGCTGGGCCGGGGAGCGGGGCTACCGCCTGACCTTGGGTGAGGCCTACCGCACGCCGGAGCAAGCCAAACTGAATGCCAAAACGGGCAGCGGTATCAGTAACAGCCTGCATACCTCGCGGCTGGCAGTGGATTTTAATCTGTTCATCAACGGGGTATATCAGACCAAAAGCGAAGCCTATTTACCTTTGGGTGAGCAGTGGGAAAAACTGGGCGGCAGTTGGGGCGGGCGCTTCAAATCCAATCCCGATGGCAACCACTTTAGCCTTGAGCATAACGGGGTTCGCTGATGGCCAAGATATTGGCGCTGATTGCAGCGGCATTTGTCGCCGGGTGGTATCTCAATGATTTGCAGCATGACCGCATTGAACTGAGTATTACCCGCGCCGCCAATAAAGCGGCAGAAGAGGGCCGAACAATTTCGGAGGGCATAGCCAGTGATTCAGCCCGGCAACTTGAAGATAAGCTGGAAGCGTTGCGCCAGCAGGGTGATAAGTACCAGCCGGTTATCCATACGGAAATTATTAAGCCGGTGTTTACTAATGTGTGTGCTACTGATGACTATGTCCGGCTGTTCAACGAGAGCAGTGACGCCGCCGAACGTACCTTATCAGGAAAATCAGCTAACTAAATGCTCCACTGTATTACCCCGATTAACCGGGACTACCGGTAATGATTTTGATACTGCATTACGCGCCTATCGCAACCTATATACATTATGCGCGGCGCGACACAATCAACTGATTAATGAAATCACTTTACGACAAGGGAATAAATAACATGGCTGAAAAAAACAAGATTGTATTAGTGGTGGGGGGTGTTGAACTTATTTTTGAACCGAATACTACCGCCTATAATGGTTTTATTAATGATGTGGGCATGGAAAATAAAATTGCCCCGGCATTTAAATATCTGCGCCGTATTATCAGTAAAGAAACCAAAGACGCATTGGATGAGATTTTAAAAATGCCCGGTGCCGCACTGCAATTGATTGATAAAGTCAATAAGGTTTACGCGCCTGAGTTGGAAATTGAAGTAAAAAACTAACACAACGGTTACGGGCAATTGACAATAATTCTATTGAACAATTTCTTATTCTGCGTCGTCATTATCTGCCGCATGAAAATGACGATATAGAGAGTCTGGCCCGTGCCGTTTGGTTAGATAACCGTTATTGGGATAATACCCGTATTTCTATTGCCAATGGAATTGGTCTGGCATTTAAAGGCGATTAATGAAAAGTCTCGATTTTACCTTAAGCATGATTGATAAAATCACACGGCCATTAAAATCCGTGCAAGCCTCTGTAAAAGGATTTGCGGAAAGTTCTCAGGCGGCTTTCGGTAAAATTGCCATTGGCGGGGCCGCGCTGTTCGGTGTCGTACAGGGAATGAAGGGCGCACTGGGACCCGCAGCTGAATTTGCCGGCGCGCTTAATGAGGCCAGCGCCAAGGGCGTGAGTGATAGCGCCTTGCAAAAGATGAGCGCTGACGCCCTGAAATTCAGTATGCAGTATGGCCGCAGCGCCGTGGATGTTGTGCGTTCAAGTGCAGACGTGCGCAGTGCAATCGGTACGCTGTCGGACCGGGATTTGCCCCGCTTCACCCTGGCCACCAATGTGTTGGCCGCTGGCATGAAAACCACTGGCAGCGAAGCCGCCGCCTACATGGGGCAAATGTATAACCAATTTGACAGCTACGCCGCCCGCATAGGTAAAGTGAAGTTTGCCGAAGAGGTGGCCGGTAAAACGGCATATATGGCGCAGTCATTTGGCGTCAGTATGCAGACTATGGCTGACTTGATGGCCGGTTCAAAAGGGGTTGGCGCTAACTACGGTGTCGGCATTGATGAGCAATTTGCCGTATTGGGTCAGTTACAAAAAACCTTAGGAACCGAAGCCAGCGGCAGTTATGAAAACTTTATGAAGGGGGCCGCAGACGGTGCAAAAACGCTGGGGTTGAGCTTTGTGAATGCCTCCGGTCAGATGCTGACCATGCCGGAAATGCTGGATAAGTTACAAGGCCGCTACGGTAAAACCATTGAGGGCAATTTAAAGGCACAGGCCGAGCTGGATAAAGCCTTTGGTGATGGTGCCAATGTTATTAAACAGCTATACGGCAATGTCGATTTACTGAAACGCAATATCGGTGAGCTGGGCAGTAATGACGGGATGAAACGGGCCGGTGAGATGGCCAAGAAAATGGCCGACCCATGGGAACGGCTGATGGCTATCTGGACGGGAATGCGGGTAATTTTGGGCTTAACCCTGTTACCTGTGCTGTATCCCATCATGAACCGCGTGTCTGAAATCGGCGAGAGGTTCGCCCGCTGGATGCAGTTATTCCCCAATATCGCGCGGCTGATCGGTTATGCCATGCTGGCGTTGCTGAGTTTTGCCGCTGCCGGGGCCATCGCCAATATGGTGATGGGGATCAGCATGTTTATCTGGATGGGGTTAAAACTGCTGTGGGGCGCATTGTGTGCGGTGACAAAAATCCACACGGCGGCTATTTGGTTATATAACACGGCAATCATCGCTGTTAACGCCACCATGCAGATTATGCGCGGCGTGTTACTGGCGGTACGTATGGCGGCAATATCGGCGGGCATTTCCTTTAGTTTCATGACATGGCCTATCCTGCTTATCATTGTGGCCATTGCTGCGTTGGCGGCAGGTATTTATTACTTGATTACCTACTGGGATGAGATTAAAGCGGCCATTGCTGACACTGCGGCTTTCCAGTGGTTATCCGGGGTAGTGACCGCAGTTGGGGCCGTATTTAGTGTTGTATGGAAAAGTATTGTTGCTGGGTGGGAGTGGCTGGTATCGGCTATCACCGGGTTATCACCACTGGCCGGTATCAGTGCCATGGCTGATACCATTGGCAATGTGTTCAGTGGATTATGGGACTGGCTGAAAAGTACCTTTGCCGAAACTTACAATTGGATCATCGATAAACTGAATTATATCCCCGGTGTAAATATTGAGGCGAAAAGTATCCCTTCACAGGAAAGTAGCCCAATCAGTTCAGCCAATAATTTATTAACCGGTGGCCAGATCCAAAATATTGAAAAGGGCGGGATTAATAAAGAAATCAGCAATAACGCCAAAACGGTGACCGATAACAGTAAGCGGTTTGAGAACGTGAATATTAATATGCAGGGTGGCATGACGCCAGAGCAGCTAATGGAATGGCAGGAATTAAATTAATGACGGAATTGATGTATATCGACCTGCTGATAAAAGACGGCGACTTTGTATTAAATACCGGTAATGAACCGACTCTATGCAATAACCGGATTAGCATTGGTCAGGATTGTATCCACGCCATTATTGAAAGTGGCTTAACCACCCGGTTAATTGCTGAACGCAGCCCGACATTACGCGCAGATGTTATCACTCAGTTGGTTATTTTAGTTGAAGATGATGAACGCATTATTCCCGGTACGGTGGTGGTGAATGAAGAAACGGCAACACGGCTATGGGTAACGGCTGATACCTACGATTTCGGCCCGATTACGGTAAGTGCGGATTATGAGTAATAAGCCTGAAATAGATTATGAACAGGTATTAAAAGACAGTGGGATGCCGACCACTGAAACAGATATTCGGCTAAAATTTGACGAGCTGGTCGCGGCAGAGGGGTTAGTGACCAATACCTCCGATATGTCCCCGTTCTGGCGGCTGATAAAAACCCTTGTCACCCGCCCGGTGCTGTGGCTCAAAGAGGTGCTAATCAATACCGTGCTGGCCAATATGTATCTGGCCACCGCCAGTGGCACATTTTTAGAGGTATTTGGCTGGGGCGTGAATACCAGCCGTAAGCCGCCTACCGCCGCCATCGGCATGATCCGCTTCTATAAAGCTGATATTCAGCAAGATGTGGTTATTCCAGCCGGGACGATTATTCAGACCGAGCGTATTAACGGCAAAATTTACAGCGTGGTGGTCAGTGTTGAAACCGCCATTGCTGCCGGTAGCGCCAGTGGGTTGGTCGCGGTGAACGCCGCTGAGGTGGGCGGGGCGTTTAATCTGGCTCCCGGCTATTACCGTATCTTGCCGCAGGCAGTGCCAGGCATTGAACGGGCGCAAAGCGAGGGCGATTGGTTAACGGTGCCGGGTGCTGATAAAGAGTCAGATGATGATTTTCGTGAACGCTGCCGCAATCAATTTAACTTGGTCGGCAGCTATCACACTGATGCGGTGTACCGCAGCATGATAGCCGGGGTAGTCGGGTTGTCGATTGACCGGATTTATTTCTTGCACGATGCCCCACGTGGGCCGGGTACCGCCAACGCCTATTTACTGTTGGACAGCGGCGAGATCTCCCAGCCGTTTATAGATGCGGTCAATGACCATATTACCGTGCAAGGCCACCATGGACACGGTGATGATATGCAGTGTCTGCGGTTGCCGGAAAGCCAGCATGATTTAGTGGTGACACTGTATGTCAGTAACAAACAGAACTTAACCGCTGATGAGCTGGCGGGGCTGGAAAGCGGCTGTGAAAACCTTGTGCGCTGTGCTTTTCGTCAGAACAGCAATTACACGGTACTTAAAACGTGGCCCTATTCCCGTTTCTCATTTTCCAATCTGGCGCGGGAGCTGCACAAGACGTTTTCACTGATTGAGTCATTGAGTTTTTCACTGACGGACATTGTGAGTGAACTCAGTGTGCCGCGCCTGAACAGCGTAACGGTGGTAATTGAAAATGCCTGATTTCATTAGCCGATTAACAAGCCTGCGCCTGCCGTCATGGATGGATAAAGGCGAGGCTAACAAGTTATTACAGGTGTGCCGCCAGCACTGGCAGTGGGTTAATGGCTGGCTGAATTGGCCGCTTAATCAGTTGGATGCCGCCACCTGCGCGGTGCCGTTGTTGAACGTGTTGGCCTATCAGCGCGATATCAACCGCTTTAACGGTGAGCCGTTGAGCCTGTTTCGTAAGCGAGTGCAATACGCTTTTATTAACGCCGCTGATGCCGGTTCAGTCGCGGGATTCAGCGCCATCTTTAAGCGGTTAGATATTGGTGTGATAACGCAACTGGAGCGCCAGCCTGGCCATGACTGGGACGTCATTCTTATCCGGGTGAATGATAACCAGATAGCGGAAAACAACACGTTGATGATGGCGCTGATCCGCCAGTATGGCCGCACATGCCGCCGCTACATTTTCCAAGTGCTCAACGCCAGAACAGTGACGATGCACTGTGGGGAATTCAGCAACGAATACCGCAACCACCACGCAAAATTAATGATCGCACCCGGCACGATTAAGGGCGCGGTGGCAGTGATACCCACCCAGTTACAGCATTCGCATGAAATCTATGCGGCAAAATTGAAATAAGGATATTGATATGGCAACGGTGATTACCCGCGCATTTGAACACTGGCAAGCGGGGCAGGTGTTAAATAACTTACCGGCCCGCCCGGATACCATTATTTTTGCCCACGTTCCGGGGCTTGATCCTGCCGCTGACATTAACCCGGATGAGGGCATTCCGGCTGATGGCCAGATTGTGCATCGGGATGTGGTGGCGCAGTACGGCATGATTAACGATTCAGCGGTAGCCTATTCGGTGGTGCTGGATACCCGTCAGGGCGATTTTACCTTTAACTGGATTGGGTTGGTTGATGCCGCCAGTAATACCCTGTGCATGATTGTGCATACCCCGGCACAGCAGAAAATTGCCACCACTAACGGGGTGCAGGGTAATAACATCACCCGTACTTTTTTAATGGAGTTTGCCGGGGCCGCAGAGGCCAGCCAAATCACCGTATCGGCGCAAACGTGGCAGATTGATTTTAGTGCCCGGCTGCGCGGTATTGATGAGGTTTGCCGTCTGGCAAATCTGGATTATTACGGTCATGCCGCCTTTTTCGGTGACGGTTTTTCAGTGAGCAAAGACGGTGATAAATACCGGGTTAAGGCTGGTCTGGCCTATGTGGGCGGCATTCGTGCTTTGCTGGCTGATGATGCGCTACTTGAGGCCGCAACCGGTAATGTGGTTTACGCCGATGTCAGTTATCAGGGTAGCGTGTTAAGTGAATTTGCACCGATTATCCATCTTGGCGTGAAAGATAGTGCCGGGGATTTTGATGATTACACCGATGCCAACGGCTTTGCCCACTACATTACCCCGCTGGCGTTAATTACTGCTTCCGGGGAGGAAGATAAGCGTGATGCAAATCCGTTTGATAAAGCCATTGACGATATCAATGCCGCACTGAAAGAGCATGCGAAATCGCGTGATCACCCGGATGCCACACTGAGTGAGAAGGGTTTCATTCAGTTAAGTAGTGCTGTAGATAGCGATAGCGAAACATTGGCGGCAACACTTAAAGCAGTCAAGATTACTATGGAAAATGCCAATGCCCGGTTAGCCAAAGACCGGAACGGTGCGGATATAGCCAACGTGCCACTGTTTCGGCAAAACATCGGAATAAAAGGTGCCGCATTGCTAGAGGTAGGCACAACAGCGGGCACAGTAGCGGCGGGGAATGACTCACGAATAGTTAACGCATTACAATCTGATTCTGATTTATCAGATGTACTCAACAAGCTAGCGGCGCGGGGAAATCTTGGGCTGGGTAATTCATCTGTTCTGAATACAGCGACCAACGCAGAAATGGCGGCGGGGTCTAGCACTACACTACTTCCCACCGTTGCTGCTGTGATGAGCTTATTCTCAAAGCGCTCACTCGGCACAATAGATTACATCCGCATTCCGGATGTTCCCGGTGGAATATTGATACAATTTGGCACAGTTGGGGTGCCACCCGGTACAGGACAAAGCACAGTATCAGCTAATTTTGCAATCCCATTCACCACACCCCCGCGCGGCTTTTCAGCCACGTGCTACGGTGGGGCAAACTATTTCACATTCGGTGCTAATCCCACGATTACTGGATTTACTGGTTTTGCATTTGACCGCATTACAACTGCAGCCACGTTCGGTACTGTATTTTTTATTGCGATAGGTAATTAATATGACAAATATTACAAAAGCAAAATTCAGCCCAGCAAACTCAATGTTTTATCCGCAGTACATGATTGACGATGGTACTTTTCATGCAGATTTACCAACTGATTTGATCGATATCACAGACGCTGAAAATACCACTTATTGGCGGCAAATGCCCCCGCCGGGTCAAGTGCTCGGGGTAATAAAAGGAAGGCCAGGTTGGGTTGATTTGCCACCGCCGTCAGCTATAGATATTGCCGCTAAAAAAGCTGCACTTACAGCACAAGCAAAAGCAAAAAAGACAAAGTTAATTGGCGATGCAAGCGATGAAATCGATGTACTGAAAGACCGAATTGAGCTGGGGCAAGATAAAGCTGACGAGTTGAAGTTGTGGAAGTCATATCGTATAGCGCTTGATGATATTGATGTGAGTGCGCCAGACATCAACTGGCCAGAATCCCCCAATGTGGCGTAAAGCAACATTATCGATCCCCGGCAACATGGCTGCAGTCAATTGCGCCATGCTGCCGGTGCACCCGTGGGTTTATGGCGTGGGCCGTAGTGAGGGATCGGGCAGTTATCTGAGTCCGCAGAACGCCGTGGATCATCTGGCGGGAAAGTTGGCGGGCAGCGGTGGCCAGCAGCGCGTGGTGGTGTTTATGGTCTGCGCCACTGACCACCCGGCCTTTATGCAGGTACTTACCCAATTTTCTGCGGTGCTGCCCTTACCGGTATTCTCGCAAGTGGCCCGCATGGCCAGCACGGCGGCAACGCTGGCCACCACCAAAATGCAGTTACCGGCCAATGCCGGAAGCGGATTGCCGCTGCCGCAGTTGTTATCCACCGCAACCAGTCGCATGGCCATTAATGCCCAACGTATTGCACAGGCCAAAGATGCCGCTGGGGCGGGGGCTAATCTGGCAGGGCTGGCGTCGGCATTGTCCGGTTTTACCCGTGCCAAGGCAGCGACACTGTCCAGTGTGGAAAGTGCGTTAAATGGCTTGCTGGCAGGCAGTGCGCAGGCGTGGGTATTTACCGCCAGCGGCAGCGCGGCCACGGTGGCCAGCGAGATGAAAAAGAACGTACCGCAGCAGGATGCTGTTTTTACTCTGGCCACCTTATTTGCCGGAGAGGATGTAACCACGCTGGAGGCGATGATCCATGACACAGATAGTTATGCTGGCACTGGACGGTGAAGCCATTCCGTTAAAGGGGCTGACCGTGACCCCAACAATGCAATTTCAGGAAAAAGACCAATCTGGCCAGACTTCGAGTACCGCAACGGCAGAGCAGGGCATCAAGGCCAAAGAATTACGCATTTCCGGCATGGTGCCATTCAGTACCCCGGAGGTATTAACCCGACTTTTTGCACTGGCTGAAACCAAAGATGCAGGCGGCGCACTGAAAAAATACCGGGTGGCTAATCAGGTGGCGCAGGCAATTAATTTCCGGCTGGCCACCTTTACTGGCGCAATTGATGCCCCGAAACAGGATGGCAAAATGGCGTGGCTGGTAACCTTTACCCTGAAAGAGTTTTTGAGTGTGCCAGAAAAACGCGAAGCCCGCGCAGGTGGTAAAACGGCCACACAAAAACAGACGGCAGGCAGTGGGGCCGCAGGCAGTGAGGCGGGCGAGGATGCCGAGCAGTTAAGCTGGTTTGAGCGCAAGGTGTTGAAGCCCGTCAATGATGCACTGGGGCCAGACTCATGAAACCTATCCGCAGGCTGATGCTGTCCGGCGATACGGTGCCGCTGGTTGATGCCACTCTGGTGCTGGAGCTGAACGCCTGCGGGCGCGGCTTTATCACCGCTGAAACCACTACCGATTACACCGGCAAACTGGTACGGCTGGATGCGGGTTACCCTGAATTGGTATTGCGCTGGTTTACCGGTTATGTGGAGCGTTCGCAACCGGCAGAGAACGGCGCACAGCGGCTATTTGTGCGTGAGTTAACCGGTATTTTTGAGCGTATGTGGCCGGTATCGATGCAACACCCGACCCTGCGCCAGTTGGCCGACTGGCTGACCGATAACAGCGGGCTGACGTTCCAGCTTGCCGCCAGCGCTGACTATAACGATAAGCCAATCCCGCATTTTACCCACAGCGGCAGTGGTTATCAGTTGTTGGCCAATATCGGCAACGCCTTTGGTATCGTGGATTATGTCTGGTACCAGTTACCCGACGGCGCGGTCTATGTGGGCAGCTGGCAGCATTCATTGTTCGCCGGTAAACCGATAGATATCCCGTCAGAATTCAGCACCGCAGCGGCGGCAGGCAATACCATGACCGTGCCTATGATCCAATCGGTGCGCCCCGGCGTGGAATTGAATGGCCAGCGGTTAACCACCGTTCGGCTGAATAATGATGATTTGGTGTTAACGTGGACGCCGCGCAATAAAACCACCGGCCAGCCGTTGCAGAAAACCCCCATCCAGCGCCAGATTGATAATGCTTACCCGGAGTTATCAGCCGGGTTGCATCTGCCGAAAATGGCCCGTGTTGAGGGGCCAAGCGAGGCGGTGACCTGCGGTGATATGGCCGACCCGTTCCGGCCCCGCTATGCCGTGAATCTGCAATTGCTGGATGATGATGGTCAGGCCGCAGCGGATACGCCGGTTTACCCTGCGGTGCCGCTTCCCCTGCCGATGGCGGGGGCGGAGTCGGGCATGTTCCAGTTCCCCCCGGCCGGTACTCTGGTTGAAGTGGGTTTTACTGGCGGCAGGCCGGATAAACCCTTTGTGCGTCAGACGCTATCACAGGGCAATAACCTACCCACCGTGCAGCCGGGTGAGCAACTACAGCAACAGCGCGACGGAGTATCGCAGCGGGTGACGGTGGCGGGGGACTGGGAACGCAAGACTGATCAGGTTATTCGTGAGGAATCCATGAGCCGGGTGATTACGGCTGATGATGAAACCCGCACACTGGTGGCCCGTGAAACCACCGTTCAGGCTACCGATAAAACCACGGTACTGGGAACGGCCACCTTGCTGGCCGGTGCTATCCAGCAGATTAGCGAGGGGGATTACAGTCTGGCCACCCAAGCCAGTTACATGGCCAAAGTGGGCAAAACCTTAACCACCGATGTGGGGCGGGACTTGATAGAGAAGATTGGCAATATCCGTAGCAGTATCGCCGCCGCCCGACAAGATGTGATTGCGCCGGTAGTGTGGATGGGTAGCCAGCAGATTAACGTGATGGCCCTCATGCTGGATACGCTGGATGTGGTGAAAGAGCTGGCAGCATTGACCGCAGCACATACTCATACCAATACTGATGGCCCACTGAACGCCGGGAGCATTACCGCCACCGGGGCCAAGTCTGATGGATTACGCAGTAAATATTCCCCTGTGATCGGCTAATCGATCTCGCCCAATCTGCCCGCCGCGCGCGGGCTTTTTTACGCCTATCCAAAAGCACCGCCAGCAGCCCAACACGCCACGCAATAAACCCACCATTACACCACAATACTCGAAATGGATCACGCCAGCCACGCCCCGCGCACGTAGCGGAATACCCCACGGAAGAAACGTAATCATGACGGAAACGGCACTACACCGCACCCGCCTGCACACTTTGCGTTATAAAGTTTTTTCAGTTTTAATTTTCTACAAAACAATCCGCCAGCCCGCGCCGTGGCTGGGGCTTTGCAGCATTTTGCCAACTGAAAAGATTGAAAAGAATTTCAGCGTTTTCAGTTTTAGGATCTCGGAGTGGATCGCGAGAAAATATTAGGGCGTTGAATTTAAAGGGGATTATGTGAATTACGTGGGTTTTGTGGATTGTTTTACGTGGTGTTTTAGATTACAGATAAAATCCTATCCGGGCAGGAGTGGCGTGGCTTGTAGGTGGTTTGCTTGGAAAATAAATAACTGAAAATACCATTGATGAAGCCCCGCATGCGGGGCCGTTTTACTCAGAGTGGTCAATGAGTGGACATTGATAGAAATTAATCCTTTAATTTCATGATGTTAAATCAATGAAAAACGCGCCCGAAGGCGCGTTACACCGAAATTAGAAGGTTTAGTTGGCTATTGTTCCGGTTCGGATTCTGTTTCCTCTTCATCTACAGACTCCAAATTAGCGTCTTTAACGCTGCTTGCCGCACGACGAGCTTCACCTTTGTGTTGAACTTTATTTAATTGGCGTTCTAGTTTGGTGATCAGTTCATTAATGGCAGCATACATATCATCATGCTTGGCGCTGGCGACCAAGGGACCCATTGGTGTACTGATAGAGGCATCGGCAACAAAACCTTGTGGCTCTTTAGACAGTACAATGTGTGGGTTTATTAACTGGGCCTGCCATTTATCCAGTTTGGTGAGACGGTCCTCAACGTGTTTACGAATTGCCGGGGTAATATCCATTTGCTTGCTGGTAATATTAACTGTCATATGACTTACCTCTCTGTCTACTCCGTCTTGGATAACTTCAGCATACCTCGCTTTACCGTAGAATGTATGATCGAGATCACTTTTTTTTGTCACTTTTTGCAAAGCTCGTGGGAACTGTGATTTAACCTCAGGAACAGGCTTTGAGGGCTTGAATCATTGGTTATAATGTCGCATTATCGATAGGTTATATCGCCCGCATATAGTTAAGAATGACACTATTTTTGAGCCTAAGGTGGGACGTGTTTTTATCTTTAAGCGGGAACGTTGATCTTTAGCTAAAAAACTAAAGTTGAAAACCTAAATTGAAAACGGCAGCCTGAGCTGCCGTTGGTGTTTTCATTTTTCGGGATAATGTTAGGCTGGATTGGCCGCAATTATCTTCGCGACTTTATCTGCCTGAGCATTCAGTTGCAGCTGCTTATAAGCATTTTCCATCAACGGCAAGGCATCACGAGTGGCTTGCGTATCTGGATAATCTCTCATCATTTGATCTACACGGTTAACAACCGCGACGTAAGCACCTCGTTTAGTGTAATATTGCGCCACGGCCAATTCATATTTGGCCAGACGATCTTTCAGGAACACCAGGCGTTTTTGCGCATCAGTTGCGTATTGGCTATTCGGATAGTTTTGAATCAACTGGTTAAAATCGCGGAATGCGGCCCGAGCATGTTGCGGATCGCGGTCTGAACGATCAATTCCGAAAAAGCCTTGCAACGCGCTGTCATCCAGAGCCATGTCCGTCAAACCACGCATATATAATACGTAATCGATGTTAGGATGGGTGGGATTGAGGCGCATAAAGCGATCGATTGAGGCTTGCGCCATAGGCAGATCAGCAGATTTATAATACGCATAAATCAAATCAAGCTGAACCTGCTGGGAGTAAGGCCCAAAAGGATAGCGGTTATCTAACGCTTCTAGTTGCGTAATAGCTCCCTTAAAGTTACCGTCCTGCAACTTTTGCTGTGCGGTAGCATAGAGCTCAGAAGGCGGGTTATCGGGAACCACGTCCTTGTTACTGGAGCAACCGGTCAGCACCAGGCTCAACGTGGCGGCAGCCACCAGATATTTCATACGCGTCATGACGTTTTGATTATCCTCGAAGTGTTATTCCGGGAGACTGTCCGTTAAGCTCCCGATCAAGATCTAGATACAATAGCACATTATATTAAACGGCATCGCCGTCAAAACCCAACGTTAACGAACAAGAAGCTGCATATGGCACAACAAGTACAACTCAGCGCAACGGTGGCCGAATCTCAACTCGGTCAACGGTTAGATCAGGCTTTGGCCGAATTGTTCCCAGATTATTCAAGATCTCGCATAAAAGAGTGGATTTTGGATAGTCGGGTTACAGTCAATGGTAAAAAAATCAACAAGCCTAAAGAAAAAGTGTTGGGTGGTGAGCTCGTCGCAATTGACGCGCAAATTGAGGAAGATGCCCGTTGGGCGCCTCAAGAAATCCCACTTGATATCGTGTATGAAGATAACGATATTCTGGTTATTAATAAACCCCGAGGTTTAGTTGTTCATCCTGGTGCTGGCAATCCTGATGGCACCGTGCTGAATGCTTTGCTGCATTATTATCCAGAAATCATGGATGTTCCTCGCGCAGGCATTGTACATCGCTTGGATAAGGACACCACCGGATTGATGGTGGTTGCAAAAACAGTCCCGGCACAGACCCGCTTGGTTGAAGCGTTGCAAGCACGTGAAATTACACGTGAATATGAAGCAGTCGCTATCGGTAATATGACCGCTGGCGGGAGAGTGGATGAGCCAATTTCTCGCCACTCGACTAAACGCACCCATATGGCAGTACATCCAATGGGCAAACCGGCGACGACACACTACCGCATTATGGAGCACTTCCGTGCCCATACCCGTCTGCGTCTGCGTTTGGAAACTGGCCGTACACACCAAATCCGTGTGCATATGTCTCATATTAACCATCCGCTGGTGGGTGATCAGCTCTATGGTGGCCGCCCGCGTCCGCCTAAAGGGGCGTCTGATTCCTTTATTGCCATCTTGCGTGGCTTTGATCGTCAGGCTCTGCACGCAACCATGCTACGTTTGTATCACCCAATCAGCGGTATTCAAATGGAATGGCATGCCGCATTACCAGAAGATATGGTTGAGCTGATTAATGCGTTAAAAGCCGATACTGAAGAATTTAAAGATCAGATGGATTGGTAAGATGAGCACACTGATACTGCCCGATTGGCCGATGCCTGCCCGCGTCCGGGCTTGTAGCACCACTCGTCATGGTGGTGTCAGTGTGTCGCCTTATGATTCATTAAACCTTGGTACGCATGTGGGCGATGTTGCTACCCATGTGGACGCCAATCGCCAACTTCTACGGGAACAAGCCTGCCTACCACAAATGCCCGTTTGGCTGGATCAGGTACACGGTACCCGAGTCCTAACACTTGAGGGGCGTTCGGTATCTAATACACAAGCTGATGCGGTGTATAGCCGAGTGGCAGGGCAAGTCTGCGCGGTCATGACAGCAGACTGTTTGCCGGTCCTGTTCTGCTCCTTAGCGGGTGATGAAGTGGCTGCAGCCCATGCAGGGTGGCGTGGTTTATGTTCTGGTGTTCTGGAACACACGGTGGCGCAATTCAATGCGGCACCGTCCTCTCTTATGGCTTGGTTGGGTCCTGCGATTGGTCCTCAGCAGTTCGAGGTCGGTGAAGATGTAAAACAGGCATTTATCAGTATCGATGCTAAATCAGCTTTGGCATTTACCCCTTTCGGTTCTAAATACCTCGCCGATATCTATCTATTAGCGCGTTTGCGGCTACAGGCGGCGGGTATCCAAGCTATCTATGGCGGTAATCGCTGTACTGTGACTGAAAAACAACAATTTTTTTCTTATCGGCGTGATGGTATCACCGGGCGTATGGCAAGTTTAATCTGGCTAATATAATATATTGCGTCAGGACGATCCGCTGACGTAGAACGCATTATTTTAATATAGTGTCAAAATAACCTTGAAAAATTGAGGGATGACCTCATTTAATCTCCAGTAGCAATTTTGACCAATATTGGAGGTGTTATGCGTCTGGATCGTCTTACCAGTAAATTCCAGCTTGCCCTCGCCGATGCCCAGTCTTTAGCTCTTGGGCGCGACAACCAGTTTATTGAACCGTTACATTTGATGAGCGCACTGCTTAATCAGGATGGGGGGACGGTTCGCCCTTTATTGACCTCGGCAGGGATTAATGTTGCACGTTTACGTAGCGACATTGAGCAAGCTTTAGGTCGTCTTCCTCAAGTTGAAGGCACCGGCGGTGATGTTCAACCATCAAACGAGCTGGTTCGTGTATTAAATCTTTGCGACAAATTAGCGCAGAAACGTTCGGATAAGTTTATCTCTTCCGAGCTGTTCGTCCTGGCCGTACTTGAAGATCGTGGCACGTTAACAGACATGTTAAAGGCCGCAGGTGCAACCGTCGCTATAATAGATAAGGCAATTGAAACCATGCGTGGTGGTGACAAAGTCGATGATCAGGGTGCTGAAGATCAGCGTCAGGCGTTGAAAAAATTCACTATCGACCTGACTGAGCGTGCCGAGCAAGGCAAACTCGATCCGGTTATTGGCCGTGATGAAGAAATTCGCCGTACTATTCAGGTATTACAACGTCGAACCAAAAATAACCCAGTGCTGATTGGTGAGCCTGGGGTGGGTAAAACCGCTATTGTGGAAGGTTTGGCGCAACGCATTGTGAACGGCGAAGTGCCAGAAGGCTTGAAGCATAAGCGTGTACTCTCATTAGATATGGGGTCGCTGATTGCCGGTGCCAAATATCGTGGTGAATTTGAAGAGCGTTTGAAAGGCGTACTGAACGACTTATCAAAACAAGAAGGCAGTGTGATCTTGTTTATTGATGAGTTGCATACCATGGTCGGTGCCGGTAAAGGCGATGGGGCGATGGATGCCGGTAACATGCTGAAACCTGCATTAGCGCGAGGTGAGTTACATTGTGTGGGGGCCACTACCCTCGATGAATACCGTCAATATATAGAGAAAGATGCTGCGCTCGAGCGGCGTTTCCAAAAAGTGTATGTTGCGGAACCAACGGTAGAAGACACTATCGCTATTTTACGTGGGCTGAAAGAGCGCTACGAACTGCACCATCACGTGCAGATCACTGACCCAGCTATTGTGGCAGCCGCAACATTGTCACACCGGTATATTTCTGATCGTCAGTTACCGGATAAAGCTATCGACCTCATTGATGAGGCAGGTTCCAGCATCCGTATGCAAATGGATTCAAAACCCGAATCATTGGATCGTCTGGAGCGCCGGATTATTCAGCTTAAACTGGAACAGCAGGCCCTAAAAAAAGAGTCAGATGACGCCAGTAAAAAACGGTTGGAAATGCTCAATACTGAGTTAGAGCAAAAAGAGCGTGAATATTCTGAACTGGAAGAAGAGTGGAAAGCAGAAAAAGCTTCACTCACCGGGACTCAGAATATCAAGACGGAGTTAGAACAAGCTAAAATCACCTTAGAACAAGCTCGTCGAGTAGGTGATCTGGCTCGGATGTCAGAACTTCAGTACGGTACAATCCCTGAGCTGGAAAAACAGCTGGCGGCGGCAACCGCGCTAGAAGGGAAAACCATGAAGTTGCTGCGTAACCGTGTCACAGAAATCGAAGTTGCTGAAGTCCTGGCTCGCTGGACCGGTATCCCGGTATCTCGCATGTTGGAAAGTGAGCGGGATAAGCTGCTACGTATGGAACAGGACTTGCATCAACGAGTCATTGGGCAAGATGAAGCTGTTGAAGCCGTCTCCAACGCTATCCGTCGGAGTCGCGCAGGGTTGTCTGATCCAAACCGACCAATTGGTTCGTTCTTATTCTTAGGGCCAACGGGGGTTGGTAAAACTGAATTGTGTAAAGCGTTGGCAACGTTCTTGTTCGACAGTGACGATGCCATGGTGCGAATCGACATGTCCGAGTTTATGGAGAAACATTCCGTATCGCGGTTGGTCGGTGCACCTCCTGGCTATGTTGGGTATGAAGAAGGTGGCTATCTGACGGAAGCGGTTCGTCGTCGTCCTTATTCTGTGATTTTGCTGGATGAAGTTGAAAAAGCACATCCAGATGTTTTCAACATATTGTTACAGGTATTGGATGATGGTCGTTTGACCGACGGGCAGGGGAGAACTGTCGACTTTCGTAACACGGTAGTCATTATGACCTCTAACCTTGGTTCAGATTTGATTCAGGAACATTTCGGCCAAATGAATTACAGCGAAATGAAGACAGTGGTTATGGATGTTGTTAGTCACCACTTCCGTCCTGAATTTATTAACCGTATAGATGAGGTTGTTGTCTTCCACCCACTTGGTCGGGCGCACTTGGCTTCTATTGCCAACATTCAACTGGAGCGTTTGTATAAACGTCTGGAAGAACGTGGCTATGAAGTGAAGATTACTCAGCCTGCATTGGAATTCTTGGGTGAAGCTGGCTTCGACCCTGTTTATGGGGCGCGGCCATTAAAACGTGCAATTCAGCAGGAAATTGAGAACCCGCTGGCACAGCAGATACTTTCTGGCAAACTAATACCGGGAATCCCCGTGACTTTAGATGTTGAAAATGGGCATATTATTGCTAAGCAGTAATAGCTGATCCTCTAAGGGGCGAGAAATCGCCCCTTTTTTGTTGTTTTTTTCTTCATATATTGCATTTATGATGCATTAGTGAGCGGTTGAAAAGTTTTTTGAAATTAGGGGTTGCAGGCTGTCAGGAACTCCCTATAATGCGCCTCCACTGACCGGGAACAACGAAACACACTTCGCCAGG